CCTCGTTCCGCAAGGACGAGAACGGCGACCTGATCCTGGACTCCACCGGCGAACCGATCCCGGAGCCCATCGAGATCTCCCAGAGTTCGCTACTGCTCTCCGATGACCCGGCGACAAAGTTCGGCCAGCTGGAGGAGACTCCCCTGGACGGCTACATCCGCCAGGAGGAGCAGGCCGCGAGGAACTTCACGACCCTGTCGCAGTTCCCGCCGCTGGCCTCCATCTCCAACCTGGCCAACCTGTCGGCCGAAGCCTGGGCAGCCGCCGAGGCACAGTTCATCCGCTGGATCGACTCCCTTCATGTTTCCCTGGGCGAGTCCCATGAGGAGCTGCTGCGCACCGGGGCCCTGGCTGCCGGTGACAAGGAAGGCGCCGAGTCCTTCGGCGGCGAGGTCCGCTGGCGCGACATGTCCACCAAGACCATCGCGGTCATGATGGACGCGCTCGGCAAGGCCTCCCAGATGCTTGGCGTCCCGCGCAAGGGCCTGTGGCCCATGATCCCGGGCGTCACCAACGGCCAGCTGGACGACTGGAACGAACTCCTGGAGGAACAGCTCCAGGACGACATGCAGCGCGACGTGCAGCTCCAGCAGAAGACAGCGGCCACCGCACAGAAGGTCGCCGCGCGGAAGCCGGTAAATGGCAACGGCGCCTGAGGTATTCGCGCTTGAGCGCCTGCACCAGGCAGCCCAGGCACGGCTCGGCATCGCCGCCGCCTTCCTCTCCCTTGCGGAGTGGGAGCAGGTAACTGCCACCAGCGCCCAGGCCACATCGGCCGCCTGGCTGGAAGCCTCCCTGCTGACCATCGTGGCCGCCGGCAAGCTCTCCTCCCAACTGGCGATCGCCTACTACCGCCTCGCGCGGGCCCTGGAAACGGGCCGCACGCTGGGCGGAACGGGCGAGATCATCGCCCTGTCCACGCTCCGGCGGGACTTCAGGGACCTGACGATCGACATCGCGGCCCTGCCCCACCCCCGCTCCCCTTCCGATGATCCCGACATCCGCTGGTTCGAAAGAAACCTGGCGGAGGTCGAGGACCGTCCCCTCCTCTTCGATTTCCATGATGCGGAAATCGATCCCCTCATCCAGGACCNCCTGGATACCGAAGGGAACAACGCGGAGACGGCCATCGAGATCGATGATTTCGACTGGCCCGAGCCGCCGGACCTCGACGAGGTCGAGGACCTTTACTCCGAGATGCTGCGCAGGCAGGCCGTCAAGCGGCTGGCCGACAAGGTCGAAGCCCTGCGCTCATCGGAGGACCTGACCCCCCACCAGGCCCTGACACTGATCGATGAAGCCCACGCTGCCTCCGGCAGTGAGGGATCCGGATCGGTGGACGCCGCGAGCATTGCTCCCGGCCGGGACGCCATTGATGCCGCCGCACGCACGGACAAGCTGGTCTTGGCCGTTGCACGTGGCACCAGCCTGGACCCTTGTGCATTCTGCGCCATGCTCGCTTCGCGGGGCTTTGTTTTTAAGTCAGAACAAACTGCCCACGTGGGCGATGACGACGTGGCCAAGAAGGTCCATATCCACTGCCACTGCTTCCCCATCTACCGATGGACCAAGCAGTCAGAGCTGCCCGCACTGAACCGCTACTTCCAGGCGAAGTGGCCCGAGGTGACGGCCGGCCATTCCGGCAGGGATGCCCTCAACGCCTGGCGCCGCTGGATCTACAGCCAGCGCAAGGCCAACCCCGAAGCGCCCCACGGGACGCTGAACAACACCCAGACATAACGTCCCAGGAGGACATGAATTGTCAGATACAGCAGCACAGGGCCAGGAGCCCGTTGCAACCACTCCGGTAGAGCCCGTCGTCGTTCACGAATCGACGGACACCGACCCTTGGGCCGCATTCCCGGCCGAGTTCAACTGGGTACGGAAGGAACTGGAGGACACCCGCAAGGAAGCCGCAGACAAGCGCGTCCTCGCGCGGGAACTTCAGGAGCAGTTGGCCAAGGCCAAGACTCCGGAGGAAGTGCAGCAGATCACTGCTGCTTACGACACCAAGACCAGCGACCTGGAACTCGCCCTCGCCCGTGAACGGGTGGCCCGCAAGACCGGGCTGAGCGATGACCTGGTGGAATTCCTCACGGCCAAGACCGAAGAGGAACTGACCGCACAGGCTGCAAAGCTGGCCGGCTTGAAGCCGGGCGATGCAGAACCCGTGGTCGTCACGGTCCAGGAACCCCGCGGCGGACTGAACCCCGCTCTCACTCCCAGCGAAGTCAACGGCTTCGACGAATGGGAGAAGTACAAGCGGAACCGCCGCTAACCTTCCCACCTTCAACCGCCTCCGGGCGGTTTTTTCATGCCCCCTGAAAGGGATAAGTAATGGTTTACGATCCACACCTCAAGGTGAAGCCGCAGGTCCTCATCCAGGCCGCCGTTTCCGCCCTGAGCGACCAGCTCGTCATCTCCAACACGGTGACCAAGCGCAACGACCTCGCGACCTTCTTCAAGGCCGAAGGCGACACCATCTCCCAGCGCGTCAAGGGCACCGTCCCGGTGCGTACCTACACCCCGCGCAACGATCGCTCGCAGCCCATCCTTACGGATAACTACTCCGAGTCTGTCGTAACCGTGACCATCTCGGCTGACCGCCCCTACTCCGCCATCAAGATGACGGACGAGCAGGCTGACTGGGACTTCACCGACGGTTGGGGTGACATCATCGACGCCCAGACCAGCTCCATTGCATCCTACCTGGAGCACGGCGTTCTGAACCAGATCCTCTCCGCTCCGTACGAGCGTGTCATCCTCGTCAAGGACGACACCACGGGACTTTCCGACGCGGCCGCCGCAAATCAAGATGTGTGGTATAATGCCGTGGTCGAAGCGAAAAAGGCGCTGCGCCTGATGCGCACGCCCAACGACACCCTCTACTGCATCTGCGGTGTCGACTTCGAAGAGAAGATCCTCAAGTCCAACCGCTTCCTCAAGGACCAGGGCACCGGAGACGCTGCTCTGACCACGGCTACGCTCGGCACCATCGCCGGTGTCCGCTTCGTGAGCACCACGCACATCCCTGCGGATGAAGCCTATATGTACGCTAGCTCCGGATTTTTGGCGTTTACAGGCGTCCCGCGCATCCCGCGTTCCGTGCCTTTCGGCGCCACGGCATCCGCCGGTGGCTGGGCACTCAGATTTTTAATGGACTATGACACAGCTTACCTGACCGACCGTTCGGTATTTGACTGCTACGCCGGCTACAGCTATGTCAAGGACCGCCTCACGGTATTCGACGGCCGCTCCAACGAGCTGGTCTCCCCGGACGAGTACTTCGTCCGCGGCGTGAAGCTGGCGCTCAAGAGCACCACTTCCGCGATCGAGAAGAAGCCGGGCGACGGTTCCACCACGACCCCGGGCGGCTCCGCCAGCTCCTTCCTGGCCAAGGCCTACAACCTGCAGACCATCACGGCTGCAGAGGTCCAGGGCGAGCCCTTCCCGCTGGGCGGCAACTACCCCGGCGCCAAGGCTACGGCTACTGCCTCCATCACCAAGTCCGGCTCCACCATCGGCTCCATCGCCGTTACGGCCCAGGGCTACGGCTACACCTCCACCCCGGCGGTCACCATCTCCGGCGGCTCCGGCACCGGCGCTACCGCTGTGGCTGAGATCCGCAACGGCCAGGTCATCGCCATCCACGTCACGGCCGCAGGTACCGGTTACACCGGCACCCCGACCGTCGCTGTCGCAGCCCCGTAGGAGTAGCTCATGCCAGCACTTGCAACCGTTGCTCAGGTGGAAGCCCGTTTGGGTGAACCCATCGAAGAGCCGGACGACATCGCGCTGGCTGAGGCTTGCCTGGATGAAGCGTCGAACCTGGTCAGGTTCTACGCCCAGCAGCCGCTCTGGACTGCTAGCACTGCACCGGCTGTCGCCATCACCATTGCGGTGGCGGCGGCAGCCCGGGCTTGGTTGAATCCCGCCGGTTATGACTCCGAGCGCGGAGATATGGTTACTTTCAACCGCGGCAAGGACTACACAGCCGGAGCGGCTCTGACCGCCCAGGAGATCTCCATTGTGAAGGCCCTCGGGGCGCGCGGGAACGTGCGCTCCGTCGGTCTGCATAACTGCGACAAGCCGATTCCACGCTCACGCACGATGGCTGAGGACCGGGGCTACGCTCCGGTGGACTGGGGCAGCAACAAGCCGTTCCCGCTCGGGTACGACTACTGATGGCGCGGTCCCGTCTTCTGGACAAGGGCCGCTCCCTGATGCTGATCTACCCCGAGGTTCTGACGCACAACGCCCGCGGCGATGAGGTGAGGATCCCGGCCACTACTCCGGTCGAGGTCTGGGTCACCACATCCGCCCAGCGGCAGGGGGACGCCGAAATCCCCGGCCAGGG